GGACTCATTATCCTCCGTGAAGTGAGGATAAGCGTAGGCGTTCACTATGCGCCTGCTACGCCTCTCTCCTGCTGCGAAGGTCATGAGTCTTTTCATTCTCGCCCCTACATAGGCTAATCCCTCTGATCCTGTTATGGTGGGTGGAGGGATCACGTCTACAGCTGTCATGGGGAAGTCCCCGCTGAACTGACTGGCTGTGCCAGCGTCTACCCAGCACATGGGCATGCCGATGAAGCCCGGTTGACAGGGGATGACTCGGTGTGTTCTCACACGGAGATTGATACTGATCTCCGGATAGGGGTGAGGTTCGCTTCTCGCCTTCCACTGTGAGGTGGTCAGCATCTCGTATCCTTCTTCCTTACACAGGGCTTCTACGTCCTGCTCAAGTTTGCTTGGTGGTGTTCTCATAGTTCGAATATTGAGGGGCCGGTGAATAGCTTGACTCCGTAGTAGCTCACCAACAGGTGTATGCCGTTGTCCACGATCGTGTAGACCACGGCGTAGAACCCTCCCTCGAGGGCCATGGTTCTCCCACTGGAGTGTCCGTTACTGTATCCCCTGAAGTGTCTTCCCTTTATCAGCCTCAGCCAGTGGTCTGCCAACGAGTGACGATCCACCAGGTAGTGAGTGACGAAGATGAAGGCCCACCAAGGACCTACCAGGTCTAACTCGACCCAAGGGAAGGTAGTCAGCGTCACAGCCGTGGCGTAGACCACGCAGTGCAGCGCACAATACCAACCGTTGGTCACACCGGGACGATACTTCACCTGAGCCCACTTCTTGGGTTGGAGAAGATAGTCACCGATGATGTGTCCCATCAACAGGGCTGCGAAGAATGATTCAGTCTCCATCTGCGCAGCCTGCTCCGGTTACTCCCCAGTTCTCCAGGAGATCGGCGTGGCGGGTGATCATCTGGACGACCGTCTCCCAGTGCCAATCCAGCGATCCGAACTCATCCCGGATGTTATGCAGGATGAATTGCTCTTTGTAGTGGTAGTCCAGTTCATTCCAGTCCCGAGGGAGCGGCGCATCGAGGTAGCACATCACGCGCTCGCGCCGAGCACTCATTGCCTTGTATCCTTGGATGTCCGGGCCTACCTCCCTGTGGAGGATATCCGCCAAGTGATGGATCCGGTCGAGTATCGTACCAGATGACAGTTCCATGTAGGGCCACACTCTGTGCGCCTTCACGAAGTCCAACCAGGCTTCCTCTGACAGCTTCTGCCAATCTTCGGGGAGTGCCTCGTTGAGATACTCCGTTGCCGCGATCTTGAGATACAGGAAATTGTTGATCTCCTCCCGTGGTTCGCCCATCTCTCGCTTCAGGTGCTGGGCATGCGCCTCGAGCACGTCAAAGATGTCTTTCGGCGCCCAGCCCTCGTAGGGACGGAACGCGTGCTTCTCCAGCCAGGTCTCCCGGGTAGAGTCGTGCATCTCGAACCAGTCGTCTGGTATCTCCTCGGTCAGGATAGGTCCCGACGCGAGCTTCAGGTATCGTAAGTCTGCTTTGTCCATAAAAGTTATCGTGTGATACAATAAAAGGGTGAGAGCCCGAAGACCCCCACCCTCCTTGTTTGTGCGTCGCTTACTCAGCAACTGGGGCGGCTTCCCGCTCAATCACCGCGCGACGTAGCATGTCGGCGGTAAACTTGTAGTCCTTCCCATCAACCAGACCTCTCGCCTGGAATGGATACTTCGGCGCTTTGACGTTGTAGCCGGTGAGCTGGAACTTCTGTCGACCCTGGCGGAATGTCCCCCACAGGTCTACAGCTTCCAACCCGGCCTCGTCACAGTAGAGTGAGAAGGCTTTGGACTCCGGGGTCGCCGGCCGACCGTCAGTTCCGACGTTGTTGATCTCGAGCGTCAGCTTGCCGGTGTGTCCGTAGCTGCCTCGACCAAACTTGATGTCTACGCCCGCTTCTTCTCCTACTGCTTTCACAGCATCACGCAGGCCATTTTGGACCTGTCTCAGTTTTTCTTTGGTGATATCACTCATTGGGATTTATCTTCTGTTTGCCGTCTTTCCATTTCGGAGCGCAGCAGCTCTCCTAAATCTTCAGAATCCCGCAGGTGTTGGAGGGCTGCAGTGCTTACTCCGTCTAGGATCCTTCGGGTTCTACCTGCGGTTTGCCCCGCAGGCTTCGGGGTAGGTTCGATGCCGTCCGCCACGCTTACACGCCTGCGGAAATCATCGCGCTCCTCTCGCTTGATCGCGATAGCCCGGTACATCAGCAGATCCAGCCGGGGGTAAGGTTCGGGCTCCCAGTCCAGGAGCTCCAGTCCGTCAACCAGCTTCACCAGCTGCCACTCAGGGTAGGCGATGAAGAAGTTGGCGAACGTCCGAGCGATGTCCCGGTAAGGGCCGTCTTCTCTGCGTGCGCCTTTATCCTCGACCGGCCCTGTCCTGCGGAGCCGCAGCCCCTCATCGAATCCCTTACGGAAATGATCACCGACACGGATACCCGAATGCTTGATCCAGTCATCCACTGAGGAGAACATCGGCAACTGTCCGATGCGCTTTCCCTCCTCATAACCGGAGGGGATGCGCTCGGGCTGCTGCACCTCACCACCCTTCCGAGCGAGCACAGCCGCATGAAAACCTCGGCGATGATCTTGGGTGATGCTCGTTCCTTCAAGCGATAGGATGTCATTCAGCGTGCTCATCTCCCAGTGGTCCCGGCCCATCTTGTAGCCTTCACGATACTCCTGCGAGTAATCAACGAAGGCGACGTCTACTGATCCGGGTACCGGGACATGCACGTGCTCGATCGGGATGCTGATCAACTCCTCTGGAGCCCCCACCTCGTCGAGCGGTATCCCCTCTCCTAGGTGTGCGCTCCCCTGTATATCCAGGTGGTCGAGCAGCCCTGCCACCACGCCCTTCGACGGATGTGGGGGCTTTGCCGGCTCGCCTGGCCCAGAGAACTCACTGGGATGGAAGTCCTGCAGCGACTGGATTGCATGCATGAGCGCCTCGCGGCCCATCCCCTTGAGGATAGCCAGCGCAACCTCGATCGCGAAGTCCATCCTCCAAGCGAGAGCGCGAGAAACACCAGCACTCTCGTGGCTTGTTGTGATTCTTACCAAATCACCGAACACCTCAATTTCATTAGTTTCGGCTCCGAATACGTAAGTCGTCTTTCTTGACTTGAATCTTCCTGATATTGTTGTTCCGCTATCTTCCATCGTTTTCTGTGAAATGACTTACTTTAGTTGATACGAGTAACCTGCCTTTTGCAGCTCGTTCTGTGATAATACGTCCAAATGCTAAAAGCAGTTGAAGCTCGTCTTCAAAGACTCCTTCGAGAACTCCGTCCTCCCAGGCCACTTTGATCGAAACCTGACATAACCTAGCTACTGCCGCAACTATGCCGGGAATCTCATCCTCTTCGGGCCACTGCGACAACAGTGATTCGCAAAAGTCGCGGTGGCAGACTCGGCGCGCATCCGCCAAGATCTCATGCTGATTCTCAAAAGCCCACTGCACCGCCTGTAGGAATGGTTCAGACCACGTGGGATCATCCGCATTCCGACAGACGGGCGTAAGCTCGAGGCTAACTACCTGACTCATCATCCTTGTCCCGGCGCGCAGTCGCGTCGTCGTCTGAGTAGGTGCCTTCCTTGTAACGGGCGGCCGCTCCAGTATCGAGCTTGTCCTCGTTGTGCTTCAACGAGTCCTCACGGTCGAAGAGCAGCGCCTGTCGGCTGCCTTCCAGGTAGAACTCGACATCGCCGTGCTCCTCTTGGTAGTTGTCAACATCGAGATCCTTGAACTCGAACATCTGCGCGTAGGATGCCTCAAGCATCTCACAGCCCTCACCCGTCACACCGACGGCCATGTGGAGGATGTACATGTCTGTCGGGGCGGTCCGATCGAAGAACGCCTCGGTTTCCGCGTCGAGCACGTCGACGGGTAGAAGGTCCTCCTTCTTCTCATAGACCCTTACGGCTCGCGCCAGGTCTCCGAGAGTCGTTTGGATGTCTGCCTGGGCCTTGGGGAGACGATCCTCCAGACCCTCCTTCGGCGGTTTGTTGTAGATGACCCGGCGCTTCACCTCATCGAGGATGATGCCTGCCAGGATCAAGAGCTTCACCGTGTGACGGAGAAGGATCATTTTCTCGGTCGATAAAGAGCCGAGGATTGCAGAACCAGGCTTTGCAAGCCGGCTCACCATGTTTTTGTACCAATCTGGGTTTTCCATAAGAATTTTGTAATCGATACCCCATCCAGCACGCAGAAGACAGGTTGCCTCGGTAGTGATACCGGAGCCCGCCTCGAGGGTTGGATGTGGTGAAGCAACCGGGATTGCAGAGCGCTCCCAGGTTGCAGAAGTGTTGGTGCGTAATCTCTGTGATCATTTGATTTTCTGCTCAGCATCTTCTGCACCTCGCAGACTTGTTTATGTAATCGCCAGTCTTCTTACAGGAGATCAAGTCGCCGGGTAATATGTCGTCGCTCATTTCTTCGCTTTGTCCTTCGCTGCTTTGATCTCCATCAGCTTCTGGTAGCGCTCTCGCACTTCTTTACCGGTGGTGTATTTCACATCCCACCCGTAGAGGTGGCCGACTTTCCGCCGCATCGTTGCTAGCTTCTCCGTCTCTTCTTCCGTCGGGACGCAGTGAGGCCAGCCTCGTGTGAACTGCAGATGCTTCGGCAGCCATGCTTGGGCCTCTGTCCGCATTGTCTGCAGTTGCTTGGCATTCTCCAGGCGTATAGCGCCGTCGGGTATCAGATCGATTCCCAGTGACGTGAGCCATCGACTGCCCTGAAACGCGAAGCCGCTCTTCAGCTCGAGATCACACATCTCCGTGTAGATGGCCTGCGCTGCGGGATCTACCAAGCTGGCTCGCAGATCCGCCTCATTGGCGAGAATGCAGAACCGACACGATACGCGCGACGACCCGAACCGGGAGTAGGCTTCATGAGCTGTCACACCTGAGTCCTTGATCGCGTCCCACACATCCTGGATAAGCCAGTGATGGATAGGACGCCAGTTCAGTGACCCGGGCGGTAGCTTCTTCTCGACCGAGACGATCGGTTGCTTGGCTCTCGCACTGCTCTCTTCGCCCCGTACGCCCGTGACGTTGATCATCGGTACGCGACCGAACCGCTTCTTGAGAGCCGACGTGATCGGGCCGACCTTCAGCTCCGACGTGCAGAACCTCATAGCGGGTGTAGACCACGGCAGCACGACGACCACCGTCTCCATCTCGATGTAGCGCCTGATAGACGAAGCCCACCGGGCATTCCACCGATGCATCATGCCTCCGGCTCTCCTCGAGCAGGTGATCAGCTCCCAGCCGATCTTGTCTGCGATGCGCTGGCATGCTGGGTGGGAGTCTTCCCACTCTACGGATCCAAGATCGCTATGGATCAGGATCTTCGGTCCTTCGTAGTCCTTGAGCTCCTGGGACAACGCCCAGGCGACGGCGTGGCTGTCTTTTCCGCCGGAAATTCCGCAGCAAACTGGCGCCCTAGCATCAAGCAGGGCCTGAACTTCTGGTGTGTTATTTATTGATCGACTCATAATTTGACACAATTACTGCCCACTTTTTGTGTCAGATTCTCTCAGCCACATCCCTTTCCAGGAGTCGTCAAGGGCTGACATACTCAGTCGCGGACACTCCAGGATGTCAGTCCCGTCGATGTAGGTCACATCCACTCGCTGCCAGTGCAGATCGGTGAACAGCCGCCATAACCAAATGCCTGCCTCGTCCGGCTCTTCCACTGCCTTCTCCTCCCAGTTAGGATGCCAGTCCACCTGCTTTCCAGCGGGATCTAGCATCACCTCACCTTTAGAGGCCTTGGCTCGTGCTCTAGCTTCGCTGCGCGTCATTCGCTGAGACTGCTTACCATCCGGGTATTCGACGCGCCACTCCTTAGGCTGTAGCCGCCTCTGTAGTCGCTTCCACCAGCTCAAGTTTCTCTTCATAATAATCTTTATAATCCACGAACTTATGTGCGTAGCAGTGGCTGACTGCTGACTTTCTCAGCATTAGATCTGCAATCTCCGCATCATCAGGCTTCCCCTTGTGAAAGGAGAAAAACTTCATGACGTGATATCGCAGAGCCGCTAATACTAAATCACCGACCGGATGGTTCTCGAGATGGCAGTTCTGCTTCCAATGATCGAACTGATACCAAGGCTTGATTCCATTCGGGTGGTTCGAGGGAAAGAGCATCAGCTGACAGAACAGCGTGTAGCCGTCCCGGTGATCCTTCGCCGGGACAAATTTCACCCAGACCGGGCCGAAATACGAGTTGATGATCCAGGTGTCTTCATTCTCATACTCCCATATTGAAGCTTTCATGAACTTTCGCTCGGACATCCAGTTACGGAAGCCATCTTCTACGATTTTTCGATTCTTCTTATTCATCTATTTTTCCGCCGGCTCTTGCGGGCCAGGGCTTTCTTACGTGTGCGCTTCTTGCGCTCTGCCTTCGTGATGGGCTTCCGAACTCCTTGTCGGCTTCTCGGATCTTTGGGATCGATCCATTCCAGCTTGAGTGCCTTCTCATTCCTAATAGTGATCGCATTCTCGTCTTTTAAAACGAGCTCAAATCCTATCTTGTAGGGCTCATCCTTTGTTCGCAAACCGTTGGGCGTCATGTCGTGTGAGTTCTGTGATTAGGATTTCTGACTCTTTCTCGTCAGGTTTGAACGGTAGGATACGTCCCTTTCTCACGCCCTTCATCCAGGCTCGGAGCTCCATCAGCGATGTGTGGGTTGTAACCACGCCATCGATCCATGAGAATTTGGTACGCTCGATCGCGCCCTTGGTTGGAAGATAACGCTTCACTAGGTAGCAGTCTCGAGCCTTCCCTCCGACACGCCAAAGCGATCGGTAGGGGAGGCAAGTGATGTGCGGGGGCAGCAGCACGCCTACGCGCTTAGCCTTGTCTGAAGGGCGAACCTCCACCGCTGACGAGGGAATGCCTAGAGGTTTCATCAGCTCGTGTATCGGCTTCTTGTTTACGTCGGCCGCATCTACGATCCGATGTAACTCCCCATCGATTATCACATGAACCTTGTCCCCCGCAGGCTTCAACACGAGCACCGGACAATACTCGGCTTCGATGTCCAATATCCCTTCACTAATAGCCGCCAGGATATCGTCCTTTTCATCTTGCTCTGCTTCACTCATTGAATACCTCCTGATACTGTTCTTCCGTGGGCCACTCGAACTTCTCCATGGCGATCACCATCTTAACGAAGTCTGCAGCCTCAGGCCAGTCCAATTCTTTGAGACCTTCCTGGAGCTTGTTCAAGTTGTATTCGCGGAACCGCTGCGCCACCCACTGATCCCGGTAGGTCCGGACCATGTATTCCTGACGATCGCAGAAGTTGTCGTGCGCTGTGGGAAAGGTCAAACCTGCCCCTTCCAGGTGAGATACCAAGAAGGTGTAGATCGGCAGGACATCCCACTCCTCGGCAAACTCCCGAGCGTGGAACCGGAGCTCCAGCCATTGCACGCCCTCTCGGATATCAGTCTCCGGATCCACGTGCTTGGGGTCTATCAAGATGTCCTTGGCGAGGTAGTTCCGCACACGCGGGTCATTACGCTCACCATTCAGTCCCTCGTCGATACCTTCCCCAAACACGCGCGCCTTGAAGCTCATAAATTGGGGGTCGATCGGTGTTTTGATCCAGATACCGTTGGCGTAGCGTTTGAGGTCGGCTTTCTTCATGCTCGATTCCAGTCCTCACCGAACACGATATGCGCCGGGAGGTGAGGTGCGATCTTGTTGCTCAAGAGTGGTAGACCGCCATACCAGGAGAACAGCCACGCCTTCTCTGCTATTTCCTTGAGGGTCATCCCCTCTTTGAACTTGGCCGTCAGAACGTCCTTCTCCACGGCTTTGAGCCCCTGCTTAGGGGATCTGTAGGTCTTCCGCTGGTTGTGGAAGCAGTGCCCTGTGACCATGTCGTAGAGCTTCCACTTCCTTTCAGCAAACTGCACGGCGCCAAGCACTACCCCAGTGAAGGGGTCACCCATCGCCTTGCTCGTGTCTCCGACAATTATCGGTACGGCCGGAACCGTCTCCAGACGATCATTGACCAGGATTCTTATATTGATCTTGTCGCTCTTCATGGATCCAAACTGGGATATACTTTTGACCCGTCTTCGGGTTTGTTGCAAGCTTCTTCGCCTTGCGAAGACCCTGATTCAGGGCCTCCAGCAATTCGAGCAGTCTCGGCTCATCGCAATCGTCTGCGGGGAGGTAGTAAACCCCGCCTTCTACGGTGGTTCCAACCACTGCATGCCAGAAGAGCTGGAAGCCCTGATTATCCATGACATCAGTCTCCAGGCGCGCTTCCGGGAACTCAGGTGGCCCGCACTGGGGAAGGCTATCGAACACGTTGCGTTCGGAAACTACCCATTCGGCGCACACTTTATCAATCAACTCCTGCATTTCGACACCCCGCCTGCATGCGTAGGTTAGTTGCCCCTCAGGTCCCTCGTTGTTGATTTCCGAGGCGTCGTGCATCGCCAGGTCGATCACCAGATCGTCCAGCTCATCGTCGGCCACAAGCGTGGCTAGTTCTTCAATGTTCATAAGCGTCTTCGAATGTTCCGTTCATCACCTAGCCCGAAGGCCATTTCATTATCCTGCCAAACGTAAGCCATAGTTCATTTCTTGATTAGTAATACTTCTTCTGCAGCCGCGCTGCTGTTGTCTCGGCGGTTCTTCGTCGCCTCGAATTTCACCTTCTTCCACAGCTCCGCCGGGTAGAGGTCTGCCATCGTGTCGAACTCGTAGTAGGAGACGACCGCCGCAGCCGGCACGCTGACAAGCAGCTCTGCCAATTTCGCATGCTCGTCTCGATCGAACTTCCTGGAGTAGTAGCGTTCAAACCCGTGGTAAGGCGGATCACAGTAAAGCACCGCGCCCTTCCTCTTACCGTAGTTCTGAATCAACTTCTCGAAGTGGAGGTTCTCGAGCACGACGTCATTCTCGGTAGACGTTCTCAAGCCGCGCCTTCCTGTCTCGGCGTGCTTGGTCGAAGTGTCCCTTCAGATCCGTTCGGATCTCTGATCCAGACCAATCCCTGGGTTTACCCAGCCAAAGATCCTCATCGCAAGCGTCCACACCATCCGCGTAGCTCTCGGCCTCTTCCTGATCCAGGATCGACCCCTCGAGGCCCATCCGGGTTAGGAACAGCACGACGTATTTGAGATGTCGCTTCCCGAACTGAGCGTTCTTGGTCGTCTCAAAGAAGTCGATCGCATGCCCCTGCTTCGCAAACCCGAGGCAGGCTCGTCGCACCAACTTCAGCCAAGTGAACTGCTCGGCGTGAGCGTTAAAGTCCATGACCACCACCTGCTTCTGAATCGCTTGGGCGAAGAACGGACCGTCGTCCTCTAAGGCTTTGTTGGCGCGACGCAGGCGCTTCTCGGTCGCCCGGGACGCCCGCCACTGCTTGAATCGCTCACGCATGTCCTGGTTTAAGGAGCTCCATTATGGTTTGGGTCACGCTCTGCACGACCTCCTCCGGAGTCATGTTGGTCGTATCCTCGCGGATTACCGGCTCGTTACCTTGGACGAGGCTGAGTGCGTTCCCGTAGCCCGTGTGTATAGCCTTCTGGAATGTGTCGTCGTCGAACCGCTCTTGGCTCACTATGTCGACTGCCTCATCCTCTTGGCCTGTTTTGATTACCCTCCACTGGGTGAAGATATTCAGTGCTCCATTGTCGTCGCACCTAATATGAGCTTGAATATACCGTAGGTTCATCGGTGTTGGTTTCTTATCCAACTTCGCTAAAGCGGTCTCGACCCCATTAACCTTGGCATGCGCCAGCAGCTCCTTAATGTAATCCTCATCATCGCCGAGAATAGTCTTCAGGAGATTAGCATCACCCGCCCGGGCAGCTGCGACGATATCCATCACGGTCTCCCGCGGTGTGAAGTATTCATCCCACCGGGATGATAGCCGGCGCTTCCTCAAGACTTCGTAGTCGGCTGTGAGGACCACGTAGACGCTGGGTATCACGGCCTCGGTGATCTCGATCAGCTTCCTGTATTCAGCCCACTTGTTGCGGCGCGCCAGCACTTGGTAGACGATGGTTGACATTGTGTAGCGATCGCAGAGGACAGCCTTCCCAGCTTGTAATGCCGGGATGATTGTCTCTTCCGCCATCTGGGCTCGGCACGACAAGAATAGCAGTAACTGCGCCGTCGCCGTCATTGGTATCTTACCGCCCTTTAGCACCGGACGGAGCGCTTCACCCAACTGCGAGGCTCCAGGGTCGCGAATAACCACGATGTCCTGCTCTTTGTAGCCGCGCTTCCGTAGCTCTTGGGCCACGCCCTTCATGGTGGAGGTCTTCCCCACGCCGTCCGGCCCTTCGAAGGCGATAAACATTGCTTTGCTCATAATTTCTTCCAATAGACGGGAGTGCCCCCGCCGGCATTTGCTGGTTTCATGTTTTTCTCGTAGTAGTCGATCGATAGAATGACTTGGTCAGTTGTACCTTTTGATTGGCTGTCTTTCACAGTCTCCGTCAGCTTCGCAATCACCGCGTCCCACTCATAGACTATGAATGGGGGATTCCTGTAACCTCGGAAGCCCTGCCCGGCGATACACGCATGCATCATCTCCCAGGCCATCATCCGTCCGGATGTCACCCGCTCCCAGAAGATCGTCTTTGCCGGCGGTAACATCACCACAGGCAGGTCCGGACCTTGCTGAAACATCATGGGTGTGATCTTTCGAAACACTTCCCGAGGCGAGGTCTGATCAAGGAGGTGTAGCGCTACGGCTACCCAGTCATACAAAGGCACCTGCCCTGAGTAATCTTCAGCCACGCCCACGAGACCTACATCCGCAAAGGAGGGAAGCCAAAGGGGGCGGACGTCGGGGTATTTCTCGGTTACAGCTTCTCGAAGATCCATCAGGTGACAATTTCCACTCTCTCGAACTTACCCGGGGTCAGATCGATCCGCCCCAGGAAGTCGTTGATTGGAAGTTGAGCCAGAATCGCATTTTTTACCAGTGTTTTCGGCTTGGATCCTCGAGCGCGCGGATTTACCGGCGCTTTGGTGGTGACTGTCTTCTTCACGATGACAAGCTGCTTGATGACGAGCTTCTGCCCTTCATCCTTGTAGTAGATCCCACCCACCTTATCTGCGAACAGTCTCTCGTGACGGTTCATGGAATCACCACCGTTCGTAGCCTTCGCCTGTAAAGAGCTGCCGATCTCGTCCAGGGCTTTGATTGTGGTTTCCTGATCAGCGACGTCAGGCATCTCGTAGTCGTGCTGTTTGAACTTCTGTAGCGACTTACTTGCGAGCTCCTGATAGTCCTCTTGCGTGATGGCTTTCAGGTCATAGTCAATCACCTCTTTCGTCGAGGTGGAGACATACCCAGTGACGCGTAGCACCGCCTGGGGGTTAGCTACGGCATAGCGTAGCACGAGGAGCGAAGGCTCCATTTCTTCAATCAATTTCATATTGGTAATCTAACAGGGACTCGATCTCAGGATACAGGCGCGTGCCTCGATCACCTAAGGTCGACCACGCCAGTTCAGGCGTGTCGTAGTTCTCCAACGTATTCCAGTTGGTGCTTTTCACTTCCCCGCGCGCCCAGGATTCCCAGAATGGGAGGTCCGGATGCACGGGCACAGCAAACGTCCTCGCTGGGAGTGTTTGCTTTGTCAGCTTCCGGGCATTGAAGTGTAGCACCACGAAGCAAAGAGCTCCGAATCGAGCCCGCTTCATCAGGTGCTTTATCTGATGTGCCTTGATATGCTTCTCGTTTGAGAAGTCAAAGCTTGGTTGCCCCCAAGCTTTCGCCTCGATGACAATCTGCCTACCGTTAGGCGCTACAGCACCCTCCAGATCAGGGTAGCTATCGATGGGTTTCCATTCACCACCAACCATCACTGCCTGTACGCCGTAGCGTCCCAGGCACAGGACCTTCTGCTTTTCGAGGTAACGTCCTCGTTTCAGTAGGTCCTCTTCGAAGTCTTTCCCGCTCCTGTGCGGGATTTGCTCTTCCATAAATTCTATTTGGCGACGCCGGCCAGATCATTCATCGCCTCGTCTACGATGTCTCCCTGCTCTGTGGCTTCTTCGATTGGGTCATCACCCTTAGAGTTCTCGGTCTCCGCAGCTTGACTGCTGCGACTCACCGTGATGTTAATCGCGTCGTGGGTCGGAACATCACCGCTGGCCGTCTTAGCATTGCCTGAATTCAGCGACTGCAGGACGGCCATCTGTCTTTCGTCCTGCTCTTCCTGCTTGCTGTTATGCTTACCTGCTGCCCATCGACTTCCGAGGGCGCCGCCAATAGCAGAGCCGATAATACCACCACCTAACGGCGCTAGATCGGACGCGTCAAAACCCCTACCAACCTCGGTCTTGCTTAGGAGATGCCTTACCAACAAACCCCCGGCAACAGCACCTGCGAGGGATCCACCTCCGCTTGCCAGTCCGCTACCCAGCGCACTACCTACAGAGTCCGAGGACACGCCCGAGTGGATACCCGAGGCTAAAGCGGCAGGTACAGGACCGCCCAGACCCCCTAAGGCTCCGGCTATCGTCGCTGTAGTCGGGTTGATTTTTGCCGGAGCTTGAACGAAGGAGCGCTTCTCCATACAGATCTGAGACAGCATCGCCAAGGACACGTTCACATCGACCGAGGCTGCAGCTTTCTGGAAATCTCCAGTACCTTCCTCGCCGAGATACTGCTCGACATCCACCACCCGAGAAGTAGCTCCCATCAGAGCTGCAAACTTCACGAGTTGCTCACCTACCCGGGGATCGATCGCTCTCGCCTGGGAACATAGCATCGGATGTGAGTCCGCGAACTCGGCTGCCGTTAATAGCGCGACTGCCGGCCCGAGAGCTGCGCTCTTGGTCATGAGGTGGATGCCGGCAGCGCGATCAAGCTCGTCTGCCCAACTACGGCGTGACGCGCTTTTCACATGAGCGAAGCCGGCGTCCGGTCCGCGAAACATGAAAGTGTTTGCTGTCCTCTGATAGTCGACTGACCCGTTCAGTAAGAGATCCGGGAGCTGACTCACAGCAGCCGTCTTCTCATTACCCAAGACGGTACGCACCAGAAACTCAACAGCATCGCTGTGCTCCAACTCGTAAAAGGCTTCTTTCTCCAGTGTCTCGTCTTGGACTTCGTTCTCCTGAGTCGCATCCTGAGCCGCTGGCTCTTCTGCAGTCTCGGAGTCGTTTGCGTCCTCGATCTCCTGCTCGACGGGCTGCCTGCGGATCCGAATCCTCTGCTGGCGCTTCGCCGGCTTAGCTATGGGGAAGGACTTGTCCAGAATCTTGTTCGTCATGAAGGCGGCCGCCAGCCCCGAAAGAGGCACAACACCACCAGCCAAGGCTCCCCACATCTCTCGGGTGAGATACGGACGCCCATTCGGGTTTGTCATGTCGCCGGCCGACTTCGCCAGCGCTTCCGAGTAAGCTTCCTCGGAGTTAGCCAACTCGATTTCCAGCTCCTTCTTCTTGTTCTGCTGGTAAGCTCGACGAGCTGCCGCATAGGAGAGAAGCGCCGGGATACCAATTGCAGGGAGTGATAAGGACAGCGCTGTGATGCCTGGGCTCTTATCTACATGCTTGCTCGGATTTTCGTCGATGTTCGCCTGCTTCAAACCGTAGGTTGAAGGGATCTCGATAACAGGATCGTCAACCGCCTTGTCTGCGTCGTCCTTGAGAGACTTGATCTGGTTACCGTAGGATGTCGCCAACCCGGCGGCGCCACCTGCTGCGGCTCCTCCTACGAGAAATTTCAGAAGCATCAGCTTCTCGGTGTCTGTTAGCGCTCGTTTTTCCATCACTTGATCTCTATTAGGCTGCGGTAAAATACCTCTTTGTAAATCACGAATACCACGAAGGACCCTAAAGTTGGTGAGAATTCAGGCTGTTCCATCATGATGTCTACCTGGGGAGCTCCTTCCTTGGCCGCCAACTTCTTCAGTTCGTTCAGCTTATTCTTCTGCCCGTCGTCGGACATATTGTATTGCTCGTAGATGTCGGGGCCTGTACTGACCGTCGAGGCGAACCGCGGATCGCGATACTGAGTCTTGACCGTGGGTGTCCTCGACCAGCCGTCGTCAGCGCTCTTACCCTGAGGTACGCCGACTTTGTAGCCAGCGGACTGGAGTATGTCCTCCGCGTCAGGAACGACTTCGGGTGGTGCTAGCTCTGCCGGCTTGTTCGCCGCCGCTTCCTTCTCCTCCATTTCCTTGAGGCGGACGTCGTGGCTTTTACCACGAGCAGATCCATCCTCGGCCTGTGACCCCGAGACCAATTCGATCTCCGGTGGCTTCTGCCCTTCAAGCTCTTTAGCTATACGGGCTGCTTCTTCTTTGTCATTTGCCATGCTTATTGAAATCCTTTAGCCATGAGATTGCTGTTGATGTCCTCCGTCAGCTCATTGTATTTATCCTTCTTCGACTCCAGCTTCTCCACTTCCGGGACATCCTGCTCGCCATGTCGATTCATACCCCAGTGCAATGCGCCCAGCGACGAGCCGGCCAAAAGACCTGAAGTGACCAGCATCTGGAACAGCTCGGGTCCCATCTTCATTCCTTGCCCTGCTAACCCTAGGACTGCGAGGGGTCCAGCCGCATCAGCCTCCTTCGTGAGATAGGCGGAGCGTCCGAGGGCTTGGTAGGCGACCTTCATGAACCTATTGTATGCTGGGTCCCAAGTCGGCGAGGACGCAAGCTTCGTAAACAACGCCCAACCGAAATCATTCTCTCGACCCGCTTTCTCGTATGCCATCTTGACGAACTTGCACGTTGCTTGGTGGAACTGTTGCGCATCCTCTCCCGCCAGTGTGTCGGCTATTGATGCTTGCTTCAGCACCTCTGGCTGCGTTACCCCAGCCAACGCGAATGCGATAGACTGACCTCTGTATTCTCCTGCTTTCATATCTAAAATGCGAATCCTGGTAATGTGTTTGAGCTTCCTCCAAAAGAACCGCCCAGCGCCCCGCCCAGCATAGAACCCAGCAGACCACCTCCGATAGCGCCGGCCGCCGCACGGATGAGCCCACGCCCGGACAAAAATCTGACGATCAAGGCTCCAGCGGCAGCTCCGAACGTTCCACCTAGCATCCGGGCAAGCTGGTTGGCGTCTGAAGGGTTGAGTTGACCTACCGCTTGAAAGGCCTGCTGCTTCATATCGAATGGTATCTCCGCGCCTTGCAACGCTTGAAAGATTTCCTCATAGGGATTCTCGGGGCCTGTACGCCAAGCTCCTGATCGCTTACTCATCCAGTGATGTCTGGAATTTCCAAAACTACCACCCAACGCACCTCCGAGAGCTCCGGTCATCGCTCCTGTTAGCCAGGGATTCCGATGCTGCGCCTGAGTGCCAAAGTAGTTAAGCAGTGCTTGACCGCCGGCGCCGAGAAGCATCCCGGGTATAGCGCCGCCGAAAAATCCACTCGCCGGGTGACTGAACGTCTTGTTGAAAGCTTTTCCTGCTGTCTGCCCTACGGGACTGTTCCGGAATCCATCGCGCATCCAGGTTCCCAAGTTGTAACCCATGTTATCGTAAGCCGTGCCTGTGTTTAGGCCATGGGCTTTCGCTGCCTCAAAATAGCTTGGAGGCTGTCGGAAAGGGCTGGGTACGAATCCATCCGGCATCTCGATTAACCGTGGTAGTTGTTCTTGGAGGAGAGCTGGTGGCCTGTTCCGGATCCAGATATCCCGCTTCCGTTGAGTTTTGTGAACGATCTGTCTGTCCCCGTAGGATCATCTGGATTGGTCTTCTTGTTGTTGGATCCGTTCTCCGGCATGCCCTTAGGGATAGCCGGCTCTTCGAACCAGTCGTCGTCCTGCAACCTACCGCCGTTGGCTGGTTGCGTCTGATCGGGAACACCGCCTACGGTATCCGCCTTGGGTTTATCAGGCTTTACTTCCTGAATTGACCTCAGATTATTAGCTGCGATGGACGCCCACTTAGTTAGACTCATGGTGAACTATGTAGAGAGCTTGTCCTCGTAGCAACTAATTTTACATCTGACCTTCAGCCACCATCTGCCTTCCGGCCGACTCTCCTTGGCTTCGACGATCCTCCAATTTCTGGCTGACCATCGCATGCATTTGTGGGTCGGTCTGCTTGAGCTGCATGAGAGCTTTACTCCGCTCCCCCTGATAAGGCATAGCGAGAAGTTCCTCGGCCTTGGCCTCCGCCTGGTCCATGACATCCAGCGGCGTCATACCACCGCCCCCGCCGGGACCTCCTCCAGCCGCCCCTTCTCCTTGGGCGATGTGGTCGTTCATAGAGCCGATCATCTGCTCTCGCTCCAGTTCCTGCTGAATCTTCACCGTGCCTCGTTGAATGTCGGCCTCTTCGCGCTGAGCTTTGAGAGCCTCCTCCACAGCATCTTTGATGCCCCAACCTTTGAAGCCCGTCTCCTTAGAGACTTGACCGCCGGCGACCATCTGAAGCATCACGTGTCGCTTCTCGATGTCGTCGGCCATGCGTGGCGACTCCATGCTTGGATTCAACGCCCCCATGCCCAGGTAATTCCTGACCTTAAGAGTGAACCATTTGAGGAGGTTGTTGTTGTTCGTCGGGAGAAACTGAAAAGTATTTTCGAAGATACGAAGCGCTGCCGGCATCTGCTCGATCGCTAATGAACCGTGAAAAAGCTCCGCCGGGTAACCCATACCATCCATAAGGTGATCGGTGTGCCATGCGACGTTATCCTTTGATACCAGCTGGTGTCCATCGGCTCCAAACTCCATCATCTGGGTCGGGAATGGCATCGCATACATTTTGAACGGATCCACTCGACGCTGCTTGATCATCTGATCCGTGTGCGCTTTCCATTCATTCAACCCGGTTCGGTTCGTCTGCGTGTTCCAGTTGGCGTCCGATACGTTCGGCGTAAAGAGTCGAAAAGGTAAGACGTAGTCCATACCCACCACTTCGTCGATTCGCCGATACACCTGCAGACGGTGAAGGTTTCGATAGTTCGCAAGAACCTCGGGTACGCCCCATCCAAAGTTGGACAGGCCTGAGATAGTCGGAGCCTTCATGTGAAATACCTCACCCTCCTCAAACCGGTAATCCTGCTGTTTCGAGATCGCTTCCAGCACCTCGAGGGGTGTGTCGTTCACTTGGTAGATCACTCCGCTACGGATCTGACTCAGAAGTTCAGGCTCAATCTCCCACACGACCCGGAACCGGCCTGACATAAAACTGGACTGCAGCACAACACGTCGCGGGTCTAGGCGCTTAAGCTTGATCTGCGTCCAGTCCGAGGATTGTCGATCGCAGAAAGGAAGGTCGACGGTCCTCGCTCCGGTTCCACCCTTGTCGAAGTCGCGAGGATCCCGGACCGTGTACGTGAGATTCTCCCAGTTGTATGTGATACCTTCTGGAAAGTTTTCGAAGTGTGAAAGCGCATGCTCCACGCGAGAACCACTCCGGGTATCGTAAAGGATGCGTCGAAAGGGGAAGTAGATGTGCCCAAACGAATTTCCATAGCAGTTACCTGTAAGTATCCCATTACCGATTACGAAGGTGTGCGTCGCCATCTCCTCGCAGCAGAATACCTCTTCTTTGCGGTTAGTTGGATGCACGGCCTTGATGCCTGTGAATCGCCCGTAATTCGATTTCGGATTGAAGTGCTTATCGAAATTAGATCGGTGCTGTGGGATTAGAAAATCCTCGGGCTGCATGAATCGCTTCTGCAGCCCCATAAAATGGATTGTGGAGTCGTAGACTGCGTCTGGTCCGGACCACTTCGTCAGATCTACGCGCCGCCGCTGTGATCGTATAGGTCCTGCCACCATGCCGAGGCGGGGCAATTGATCCTCGATAGCCTGAAGAGTTTTCGCATCCTTCTGGGTTAGGACAGGACAGCCATGAACGTCGACCGACCCGTCAGCGGCCAAGAATCCCGCCACGAATCCATACCAGTATGAAGAGCTCAAGTCGGCAGCAGGAAGATCTTTGTATTCCGTGGGGAATCCGTGCTTCCTCCAGTAACCTGGCTTGTCCGATCGCTCTATAGCGGGGTGCCCATGCCCGCGGAAGTGCTCACGCATATGAGAATCCTTCTCACCTACGAAAAGCGCTGTGGTGCCTTTACCGCGACAGGAGATAGAACCGTCGCCGTAAATAAAACCATGACGAACACCGTGCTCGTAGTCCTCGTCCTTCGCTGGTCGCTCGGCCACGGTCCGTTCAATCCTATGAGTTCCTGGACAGAGTTCGTCTGTCCTGACCCGCACCTCTTTTCCTACACCATTCTTAACGACCCACTGATGCTCTGGCGTTGCGCATATCCGACGTCCGTCCGGGAACTCGACTTCCATCAGATTCTGCTCGCCGTAAGACTTGAAAGTAGCTTCTCGGTAGACACCTCCCTGCGACAATACATCAACCGTCTTGCCCTTCAGCTCCCGGATAGGGAAGACTCCGTTCCTAGTGGTGACTTTGGTGTCTCCGGCGAAGCAAGACCAATCATCCCCCATCTCTCCGAGGAAACCTTTTATGTTAACCTCCTCGTTGATGTAGTCGCGCCAAGTGTCCTGCTCTACCTTGTCTCCCTTTGAACCATCAAAAGTGATATCTGTGATGAAATGACCGACAACCCGCTTAGAGGTCTGCCGGTAGATTGGATTCATCCAGTATAGAAACTGGCAAAAATCCATCCCACCCTCGAAATCGGTTGGGAAGCTCTCGCTGCTGGGGAGTAAAAACGGATCTGCAAACTCGGAGGCGCTTGTGGTGCCCCCGTGAATGTCAGACATCCGCGAGGGGATCATCTGATTCATTGCTGTCAGACTGCACTGTTCCTACGTCAGAGTCCAGCGGGATTTCCGGCATGTTCGGACAATCCTCACCATCGGAAAGTGCCTCGCCTGACTTTACGAAGTCACTCTTACCTCCACTCACCACGGATGGTGTGTGGCCTTCTTCAACTCGTCCGGTCTTGATCATCCTCTACTTTACGAGCTACGAATGAGATAAGCAAGCCTCCCAACGACGCCAACTGCATCCTGGAGCCAGCGTAGAAAACATCAAACACAGTCCCGCGGACGGTAAGCTTGAAGGCGCATTCCAGCTCGGGTCGAAGGTCGAACCCGGCAGGCAGCAACAGGGCTATCGCCGAGTTCTCTTGGTCGACGTTCACTTCCAATACCTCGAAATGTATCGTCAACGTGTCGGCGCTAAGGATTACTTTGTGCATCTTACGGGGCGGCTCTTCCCTCGGCGACAACGTAAACGAAGGAACAGCCGCCGGCACTTTCGAGGGCTCAGGTTCCGGGTTGAGTGCCTTCTCTAACTCCTCTGACGGTTCTATCTCCTTAGCTGTCTCTGCCGTGCTGCCCTCCGCTTTCCTGAGAGCTGCTGCCAGACGAGCCTCCTGCTCTCGGAATGCCGATGGGGCTTCCTCCTCTTTGTGGTCGACTTTACTCATAATTCTAATTATCCCTCGTGCATCGGGATCTGTCGAGATCCTATATCGGTGCCTTTGGAAAGGGTAGTAAAATATTTAAGGTGACCGAGCAATCGCTCAAAATCACATCCGCCTGCAAACACCGAGGTTACGAAATCTTTCCTATCCTGCAAACCTCCGCTCACCCACATTTTAAAATGAATCTCCCCAGTCAACATTTTCGCCTGGATGTCGATGAATAGTCCGTTCTGAAGCCGATACAACGTGTAGGCGTCATAGTCGGGCTCCAAGGCTGGATTCACCGCGGGGTGTCTTCGCGTGTCCGCGTAGGTCTCCGGGAAGTCACACAGGTGCGCTCGATGGATCGTCTCCAAGTACTGCTGTGTGGCCCAGGCTCGTGAGTTATAACCGGTTTCGGAAAGATACTCCGCGAGGTGTCTAAATCGAATGTCCCCTCCCGTCCGCTCGCCTATCGTGTCGCGGTTTATCCCGAAGGCGTCGCACACGGCCCCAAACATACTGACGCTCATCGCGCGGTCGTTGTCCCAGCGACAGAAGTTTCGGTGTGCTATGCCTGCGGCTTGCAGCTTAGCATGGATCTTACCTGTGAACCTCGCTCTTATACGGGAGATTAAAGCTCGCTGCTTATGGATCTGGATGGTCTCGACAGGCATAGAAAAGGGCCGACCGTTAGGCCGACCCTTGACTATAGAAGCAAGATAGAAGAGAAATCAAGCAAGTTACGCCCCACGCGCCGAAAGGATGGCACTACGAATGCTCATCGCATTTTCGGCTCGCTTCTGCATCTGCCAAGGGTAGGCGGCTGCTGCGAATTTAATTTCCTCCGTCGTGAACTCACGATGGTTTCCATTACGATCCGAGAGTCCGCCAGCTTTGAGCTGATTTACAAAACCATGCAATTGTGAGCGACCGAGAAAGTTCGCTCGTTTCTGCATCTGTTCGGGGGACGGTTGATTTGCCATGATATTTTATCCTGTGATGAATTGTGGAAGGTGTCCAGAATTAAAATCCGAAAACGAGGAGAACGAGCTCGTCGGTGGCTGCGATATCCGCAGTTCCGGCGCTGTTCAGGAAGAGAGAACCTCCAGAAGTTGATACAGTGCCGTTGTAGGCCTTGTAAGCCCCACCGGTGGCTTGCACCAGAACGAGATACTCAGTGATCGTAGTGAAAGGGGTGACAACCAACTCTTCGTCGGCTGTGGCGGTCTGACGAGCAACCCACATACGAACAGCGGCCGCGCTGCTGGCGTCCGTCTTAGTCACCACCATACCGGTGTCACCTGTCGCGGTGTAGTCTGAAGGAGCGGTGCCTGCAGGAAACTCAATCACGAGGTAGGCAGCGGCCGTCGGGTCGGTGCCTCCGATAGTTTCCCGGGCAACGATACCAGCGTCGGAAAGGGTGGCGTTCGCGTTGATCTCGGTAAGGAGCGCGTCTGCGATGTCGATGGAATCGCTGTCGACCGAAGTATCGATCTGCGTGTTTCCATCGGTGAAAGTGTCGTCATCATCGATCTCGAAAACTTCGGTCCCGATAGTGAGGAGCTCCTCGTCTGCGGGAGCCCCGATCGCAACAACCACGGTGCCTGGAACAGCCGGTACGAAGTTGAGCTGTGCGCCTTTAGGTGGCTCATCAATCGAGATGAGGCCTTTGTTCGCAGCGTCAACGGCAGCGGCTACGGTTTCCGGTTCATCGTCCACCGTTTTAGAGGCGCCGATTGCGAGTTCAGTCCCTACGCGACGACCCAAACCAAGTGGTAGGAAAGCGCCGGAAATATTCGTGATCTTCATTGTCTGAGTATTTAGTCGGTGAGTGGTAAAAGGTTGTGACTCTAAACAGCAGAGGTCTGTCCATACAGTCAAGAGGATTTTTTCCTAATCAGGAATCTTGACGACTTTTCCCGACAACTGCACGGGAGACAGCCAATGCTCTTTTCCTGTCTTACGGTTGCGAAACTTCTGATAGACGTTGCCGTCATCCCCTATACGGACGCCGGTTGAGAGCCTGGAGTCGACACCAATTCTTTCCGAATTCCCGGTCCAATGCCCATAACCCGAACCACGCCGAATGAAGATAAGACCTCCCTCTACCGTAACACAAAACACATCATCATCGTAAGGTTGACGATACCAGGCGTCCTGATTATAGGCGGTGCGTGTCTGCCGCTCCCGGTTTTTAAAGATCGATACCACCCAATTTGTCGATTTGACATGCTCCCGACTGTCAGGTTCCTCGCGGAACGAAGTGGATATACCCAGAGAAATCATAAGACGTTCAGCACCTCTCGCGAATGCCTTGCTCGTGGATACGAATGAGCGGTGCGTCTTGTTAATTCGCCTATCCGTCTCCATGAGCGCCTGCAAGAACGCCTCTCTAACCTTGATAGGCTGCGTAAGGACGTATTCTGGAATAAACTTATCTCCGGCTTTACCGAACTGGCTAAGATACTCCCCTAACCCTTTGTGATTTATGTAAAAATCGCCTTTAGTTCCCGGGTCTGGCCCGTAGCGAGGTCGGTATTCCCAAGTCAGCCCGGAGGCTTTTAGCGCCTCGCATATACCGGGATAAGCTGGGCGGTCGCTGCTGTGTGTGATGACCGCTCCGTAGGGAGTGCGGTAGCCGTCCGCCAACCAGTAAGCCAGGAGCTTACACCAAATCAGCATAGGGATGGATAATCCAGAGACTTCTGAAAATGGCGAGGTGCTTGGATATTCGATTGGTGCGTGGCCCGTATCGATGTTGATGCGCTTGTCGAATAAATCCTCAGCGAATCCCATCTGGAATTGACGCCCCGCCCTATTCCGTTTGTCTGTGTCCCTATACCAAATCCTATGGTTTGGGGTTACCAGGAAATCCACATAAAGCGAAGTAACCCCGATCAAATCTCCCTGGAAAGGGTAACGGTGCACTTTGGTTGGATGTCTGAACGCCAGCGTCCCTTTGATATTACAAGCCACCTCGTGCTCCATCGTCACTTCAGGCGCTGGTATCCAACCGACACTTGTAAAAATTTTACTGTCCCTTGAGAGCGACTCTGGCCCCTCGAGAGGCGACTTAAATCCGAACTGCCCTGGTTCTACGTTTTGCATGCCCTGGGTTATCGCATTGTCCGATCCGATACCGCCGGGCCCCATCTGCGTGACACGTCTGGATTGATCTACACCATGCAGAGGATTGATCTCCTCGATCGGGGCTGAGAGAGGATTACCCACCAGGTGTCCGACCATCATGTCATCGAAAGCGAAAGGGGACACGCCTGCCAGGGAGCCTTTCTTGGAGGCATTGCGAATCGCTTTCCTCACCAACTTGTTCCGATCCATCTTGACTCGTTCCTTGAGAAGAGCTGGTGTGTCATAAACCCGCTTGAACTCCTGCGCATCTCGAGAGTCGACTGGGACCATCCCTCGGTTTACCGCCAAAAGTTTCTCAGTGGATGCGAGAATACCATCTAATCCGAGAGGGATATACTCCCCTGTGTTATTGGACTTCTCAGAAACCTTTAAGTCTCCGACTGATGCGCGGAGAGCCTCCTTTACCTGGCTGAATTTATCCATGAGTTTACTTTAGATTTCATCGACCCTCATTACTCCAGGGAGTATCCCATTGAGTCTCCCATGGGGGAGTTCCGTGAAGATCCGAATACGGATTCAACGCCGTGTAAGGATTCTCTTCTCCGGACGAGCGGAGGAGTCGTTGCATCTGTTCGTCGAATTTAGCGGGTGCGCTTAGCCCACCCAACCAGCTAGGCGCTGGTCGAGCACCTCCGAGGTTACTAAATCCCGAAGGTGTGCCTGGTTCCCGGAGCACTCCCATCGTCGGCGCTGGGAGTGCTCCCCATCCTCTTGTCTCGTTAGAATTCGGCGCGGTCGTAGATGCTGCTGGAGCTATATTTGCCGGCGCGCCGGGGGCCGGAGCCGCTGCGGATCCTCCCCTAGGGTTCCACCCCTGCGAAGGAGTCGCAGGTGTCGTAGGTGCAGGTGTCGTAGGCGCAGGTGTCGTAGGTGCTTGCGGTGAGGTGTTGAAAGGGTCTGGAG